GGATCACACCGGCTAAGTATCGCAGCGAGCTGGAGAAGCTGAACCGCACGCGCGACAGCGAGACGGAGGCGGCGCGCAAGAGCGAGCGCGCGACCAAGGGGGACAGCGACGCCAAGCGAGAAGCGGCCAAAGCAGCGAAGGAAGCGGCGCAGGCACAGAAGGAGCTGGAGCAGGCGCTGGAGCGCGTCGTTGCGAAGTTCGACCCGCTGCGCGCCATCGCCGCCGAAACCGGGAAGACGCTGGCCGACATCGACAAGTTGCAGATGGCCGGCCTTATCACCGCTGTCGATGCCGTCTCCTACAAGCTCAAGCTGGCCAATGACCAGGCCAAGGCGATCGCTGACGCCGCATGGAAGGCCCAGGAACAGCGCTGGCTCGGCGTCGGGATCACGCAAGAGGACATGGACGGCTCGGGCGTCCGCAAGGACATCGACCGCCGTGTCGAAATGGAGCGCGAGGCGAACGAGCGGATCGCGGCAGACTTCCGCCAGAAGCAGGAAGCGCAGATCCGCACGCTGGCCAACATCTTCGAAGACGGTTTCCGGGGCGGCACGAAGGCCATCTGGGGCGACTTCAAGGCGATCGGGATGCGCATCCTTGCCGAAATGATCGCGCGGTGGCTGGTGATGAAGAGCTCTGGACAGTCCGGCGGGAGTATCGGCAGCCTGTTTTCTTCTGCCGCCAAATCTGTACTCGGATTCTCGACAAAGTCAGCCGGTGGTGGTGAAACTGGGACTGGCGTTGGCTTTGCGATTGGCGGTTATACAGGTGGTGGGGACCGCAACCAGGTGGCGGGCGCCGTCCACAAGGGTGAATATGTCTTCGATGCCGGCGCCACCAACAGGATCGGCGTTGGCAATCTGGCAGCAATGCGCAATGGCGCGCTGCCGCGATCGATGGCAGGTGCCGGCGGCTTTGCAATCCAGCAAACCGTCCACGTAGACGCCCGCAACAGCGTGAACCCGACCGGCTTTGAGCGCCGCATTCTGTCAATGAGCGGCCAACAGGCGGTTGAGGCAGCGTCCGCCATGGGCCGCGCGGTCTACAAGGGCGTGCCGTCCCGCCTCGCCGAATATGGCCGGGACGGCACCTGATGGCGGTCTATCGCGAAAGCTTCATCGCCTATATCGACTGCGAGCCGCCTGCCCTGCTGCACGGCGGATTCGGCAATCTGCTGGTCCCTTCCGATAGTGTCCTACCCTCACCCATGATCGCGCTGGGCGGCGGGGAACTGCTCAGCATCCCCGACTGGCAGACGCTCATCAACGGATCGACCGAGCGCCTGGACCTGTCGCTTTCGGGTGTTTCTGAAGAGATCGTCCGCCTCGCGATCGAAGACGCCCCATCGGTGGCCGGCGCTGACGTGCATGTCGGGACGATCCGCTACAACGGCGACTGGTCGATTGCCTCGATCCTCTGGGAAAACATGTTCGAGGCCCGGTCCCTGACCGTCAGCCGGCCTCAGGCGCAAGGCAGCCAGGTGACGCGCTCGATCACGCTGACCATCGTGCAGGGCGACAGCACCCGGTCGCGCGCGCCAAACGCCTATTTCACCGACGCCGACCAGCGCCGGAAGCATCCGACAGACGCCATATTCAGCAACGTCGGCGGCATCACCGCTGGCACGTCGCGGAGGTTCGGCCCCCGTGATTGATCTTGGCGCATGGCTTCTGGCGAACGGATCGCGGCGGCATGAGCATGGCGCATGGGACTGCTGTAGCTTCCCGGCGCAGTGGGCGATCGACAATGGCCTGCCCGACCCGATGGCCCATTGGCGCGGCGCCTATAGCGATTCCGATGGCGCCCGCGCGCTGATCCGCGACGCCGGCAGCCTGACCCAGCTTTTCCGCTGCGGCATGGAAGCGGCCGGCATTGCCGAGCGGCGCGGCGATGTGCGGCAGGGCGATATCGGCGTGATCCGCATCGGTGACGAGGAAGCCGGGGCGATCTTCACCGGCAAGCGATGGGCGCTGCTGGCCGACCGCGGCTTTGTGGCAACCTCGATCGAGCCTGAGCTTGTCGCAGCGGCATGGTGCATCGATGGGTAGGACGCTGGGCCGCATCATCGCCGTGGTCACGGCCCCGGTCACGCTGATCGACCGCAACCTTGGCAACATCGTCCGGTCTGTCGCCTTTACCGCGATCGGCAGTTCGATCGGCGGCCCGCTCGGCGCGGCAATCGGCGCGACCCTCGCCGGCGGCATCGCCTCGCTGGACCGGCCCCGCTCGCAGCCGTCCGACACAGCGGCCACTTCGCTCAAGACATCGCGCCCGCCGCGCGTCGGGGCCTATGGCGAGAGCCGGCAATATGGCTCCTATATCCTCTACGAAACCGGCAGCAACGGCGCCGCGATCGACGGCTATGCGGTCCATGACGGGATGATGACCGCGCCCGTCGCCTTCTATATCGGCGACGACAAGGTGACGCACAAATCGGGCGTCTCCTATCCCGGTGGGCTGGTGAATGGCCTACCCGATGGCCGATACGGCGACGACACGACGCGCTTCTACTGGACCGATGGCAGGACGCCTGGAACGGCTGTCCCGGTCATCTATAACGACCTGCCCGGCGTCTGGAGCGCGAACCATCGCGGCGATGGCGTCTGCCTGATCTATACCCGGTTCGCCTCCGTCAAATCCAAGAATTTCCTCACCCGCTTCCCGAACGGCACGCCGCCGGCATCGGTGGCCGCGCGCTGGCAGAAGTGTCCCGATCCCTATGCGGCCGATCCCTGCGATGACAGTGCGTGGACATGGACCGAGAACCCGATCCGCCAGCTGATGCACTACATGCTGTATCGCGAGGCTCCTAAGCCGACCGGTCCAGTGACGGCGCCGGGCTATGCAGCCGAACTGATGGCGCTTCGGGTCGCCTTCTACAATCGCAAGATAGCCCCGTCGCTCGCGACCTGGCGCGCCGCGTCCGATGTCTGCAACGAGGCTGTCCCGCTCAAGGCCGGCGGCACGGAGGCGCGCTATCGCTCCTGCCTGTCGCACAATCTGACCACTAGCCACGGCGAAGTGAAGGCCGGGCTTTTGGCCCTGTGCGATGGCTGGATGGCGACCCAGCCTGACGGATCGCTCGCGGTCTATGCCGGCAAATATTACACGCCCACCGTCACCATCGGCCCTAGCGAGATCATCGCCTACGAGTGGGAGGGCGTGGGCGTCGATGACGACAGCGCGGTCAACGAATATGTCTGCTCCTATGTCTCCAAGGCGCACGAATATAACAGCGTCGAGTGCGACGCCTGGCGCGACGAGGACGACATCGAGGAACGCGGCGCGTTGCTTTCCGACACGCTGGACCTGCAAACCCCGTCGTGGGGTCAGGTTCGCCGGATCGCCAAGCGCCGGATGGCCCGCACGAACGCGCTCTATCGCGGTTCGGTCACCACCAACGTCGCCGGGCGGGTCGTGCGCGGCCAGCGCTTCATTCACCTGCGCATTGTTGAAGCGGGAACGACCTTCTACGACGGCCCGGCAGAGATCACTTCTGTCACGCGCAACAATGCCACCGGTGGCGTCTCCTTCTCCTGGGTGGCGGCTGATCCGAATGTCGATGCCTGGAACGCGGCGACCGAGGAAGGCAACCCGGCGGCGGTGGGCGATCGCGTCGCACAGACCCCGCTCGACACCCCGACCATCACATCGGCGGTCCTCGATTATTCCGACAGCTCAAGCGGCGACGGCTCGGGCGCGCGGGTCCGCATCATTGCCGCCGGGCCGGATCGCGACGACCTGACCTGGTATGCCCGCTGGAAGACCAGCACCGGTTCGGTCTGGAACGAGAGCGAATATAGCGACATCGACCCCGGCGCCTCCGTCGAACTGCTCACCGGCTTCGTCCCGGTCGACGCGATGATCGATGTGCAGGTCGCCTATCAGGTTGGTGACGGCCGTGTCTCCGAATGGTCCGCCACCTCAACCGTCAACACGACCACCTCCGGCATGCTGACCGAGGACGGCGACATGATGATCACTGAAGACGGCGACGAAATGATTGAGGAATAGCTATGGCACAGAGGAAATGGAGCGAGTTCGCCGCCGGTAGCGCTATGACCGGCACCGAGATCATCCCCGGCATTGCCAGCGGCGTGAACCGGCGATGGACGGCGGCCCAGATCGCGACCTATATCACGGCGCTGATCACCGACAGCGCACCGGCGACGCTCGACACGCTCAATGAGCTGGCAGCGGCGCTGGGGGATGACCCGAACTTTGCGGCGACGATGGCGGCGGCGCTGGCCGGCAAGCAGCCGCTGGATGCCGATTTGACCGATATTGCGGCGCTGACCACCACGCCCTTTGGTCGCGGCATGTTGACCATGGCGGACTCGGCGGCTGCGCTGACTGCGCTGAGCGGGCAGCCCTTGGCCAGCACGTTGACGAAGTTGGCCGCGCTTACGCTCGCTCCTGAAAAGGTGATCAGGATCAACGCGTCAGGCGACGCCGAATTGATCGACTGGATCTTGTCCGGTTCATGGACGCCGACCATAACCTGCGTCACGCCTGGCGACCTTTCGGTGAGCTATTCGACGCAAGTCGGGGGATACAACAAGCGCGGGAAAATGGTGGAAATCTGGGGCACCCTGATCTTCACCCCCACATATTCCACGGCAACCGGCAATCTGAGGATCGACGGCCTTCCAGCAGCCGCCGACAGCAGTTCTGCTTTGGCGACGATCAACTTCGCCTCGCTGTCTTCGTTCACCTGGCCGAGCAGTTCGACCCAGTTGTTCATGACACCGCAGGCCAGCGCCCAATACGCACATATCGTAGGGCATCGATCGGGCGGAAGCACCGCAACCGCGCAGATGTCCATGCTCCCGTCTGGAACGGCGCAGACTTTGCGCTTCTCTGGGACTTACCGTTCAGCCGCGTGAGGCATGAGGGGTATAAAGCAACGCGGGGCTAAAACCTACGCTGGGGGGCATGAAGATCGTCCCCGCGCATGTCTGGAATCCTGACCCCGTTCGTGCGGGTGTTCAGGCGACGGTGATTAGTGGCGGCACAGCGCTCGACGGTGACGAGACGGTCATCCAGACCGATGGCGGCGGCCGGGTCGAGATCAGCTATGGCGAGTTCGATCTTGACGATCCCTATGAGCGCCGGCTCTGGGATGTCTGGCAGGACTATTTCTCCGGTGGCGCGCGGGTAGTCGCTGTTCCGGTCCTGGCTTTGGAACTGGCGCCTGTCCCCGCAGGTGCTTCCGCCACGATCGGCGTAGACGACCAGTGGTTCCCCACCAGCGTCAGCTTCAGCCCGCCCATGATCATTGCGGAGACGGTTGGACTTGCCCCGCTGCACGCTGTCACGATCACTCTCGATATCAGCCAGGGCGACGCGCCGGAGCCGGGAACGTGGTTCGGCATCGGCTACCGCGCCTACAAAATCCGCCGGATCATCAGCGTTTCCGGCTCGCAATATGAAGTCGAGTTCTCGCCTCCCCTGCGCGATGCTGTCGCGGACGCGACGCCGGTCAACATGGATTGGCCCGTCGTCCAGTGCCGCCCCGTGCTGGGCCAAGACCTGATCCCGCAAATCTCCAACGGGCAATATGGGTCGATGTCGGTGTCGTTCGTGGAGGACTTCACGCCGCTCAGCGAGGTGGTCGAATGATCGTCGCGCAGTATCGCAGCGCGCACGGCTCGCGCATCGTCATCCCCCTGCTGCTCAAGGCGGACGATGGCGAAACGGTGGACGAGATCGCCGTTTCCGCGTGGCTGCGTTTCGCGGATTTCCCGCCCGCCGAAGCGACCGACGACATGCCCGCCGCGATCGCCTTCACGGTGGAGACGCGCGATGACAAGCCGGGCTGGCTGCTCATCATCCCGGAAGCCGACGCCGCTGCGCTGGCGGTCGGATTCTACATCATCACCATCAAGGCCGGCGAGGACATCAGCGACCGCTTTGCGCGCCTGGAAATCGTTGAAGGGGCCGCTGGATGACTGCCTATATCAAGTTCGACGGTGAGCCGATCTATGGCGATCAGGCCATCGCCGCCATCGCCGGCCCGCGCGGGAAGTCGGCGGCGCAGCAGCTATACGACGCTGGACTGATCCCCGAACCGACGACCGCCGCAATGAACGCCTATCTGGGCCAGATTGGCGCCGATGCCGGGCAGGAAGCGGCAGAGGCTGTGGTGGGCGCGGTTTCGGATCGTGTGACCGATCTGGAGGAGATCGACGCCGGGGAACGGCTCGATGCGCTGGACTCTGTAGGCCTGGTGACCACCAAAGGTTCGGGCCAGATGCTGATGGGGTCCAGCAATATCGCTGAGAGCGGGAACGGCGCGCGCGTCCCCGTATGGCGCAATGCAACCCCCACCGATCTCATGTCGCGAAAGGCCCCGACCGACTATCGCTATCTATTCGACGCCCTCAAAGACGCAGGCGAGGCGATCGAGAATTTCATTTCACCCAAAGCGACGCTGACCAGCGGCGGGCCGCTCGACCATTATGCCGCCTTCAATCGCGGGGCTGCCGACAAGTCCTGCTCGCGGCTGCTGCTCAATCGTCCGTCCTACTATTTCCGTTCGGGCATCGGGTCGAAGCTGCGGAACATGGTGTTCGTGTCGGGATCGGTTGCGGGCGGCCGGCCTACGATCATCTTTTCCGATGAACTGCACCACATGATCGACCTAGGGACGGACTGCGAAAACATCCGCTTCGAGGGTCACTGGATCGTCGCATTCCGCGACACGCCCGCATCCAGCTCAGTCTATGGCCTGTCCTGCAGCGGCTGCAAGAATGTCGAGTTTGATCGCCTGACCATCCTCAATAGCTTGGGCGGCGCGCGGTTCGTAAGCACGACCGCCAATGTGCATATCCGACAGCTAGACCTGCCGGCGGGCGCGCCATTCGCCACCGCCAACACGATCAGCAACGTCGTCATCGATCGACTCACTGGCGGCGACACCAGCACCATCGGCGCCGGCCATGACATCAAGATTGGCGTGATACTGCCGGCCATCCTGTCCAGCATCGGCCTGCTGACCGCCACAGCGAACAAGCACATTCGGTTCAACGCCAGCGCCGCGCCGGTGATGGATGATTGGATTGAAGCCGCGTCTTGGACGCCAACGATCACGTCTGCAACGCCTGGGGACATTGCATTTTCCGGCACCGCCAGCGGGACGTATTGGAAATACGGCCGATTGCTGATCCTGTCCTACACCTTGGCTGGAACGCTTTCCTACACGACCGCCAGCGGAGACCTGCGCATCGGCGGCGTGCCCGTTCTTTTCGCAGGCGGTTCTGCGCAGCCCATGGATGCACCGAACACCTGCCCAGCATGGACGTGGCCGGGCACGGCATCGACCGATTTTTACGCAACGCCCGTGGGAAGCCAAAGCTATTTCCAGTTCGTCGCCGGCAAGAGCGGGTCTGGCCGATCTATCGCGCAGGTTACCATGTGGCCGAACGGCACAAACTACACGGTGCGCGGCATCATCCGCGCCATGGCCAATTCTTAGGAGATAGCCGATGTATCTGATCACCCATCTCCATGGCCCGATCGAGGTCCGAGAAACGGTCACCATCGAAGTTTCTGGCGTGACGCACGAAATTCCAAACCATCGCGTGCTGAACCCTGGCGACGACATCAGCAAGGAGCCGGCCGAGTTGCAGCAGGCCTGCGCGGATTGGTGGACCACGGCCCGCACCGAAGCCTTCGAGCAGAGCAAGCGGGACGCTGCAGCGCGCATCGAGGAGGGCGGCGATGCCGGCTAAAAGCGCGATCTTTTACGGCTCGACTGAGTGGTCGATCATCGCCGCGATCGCCTTCCGCCGTGAATTGCGCGACATTGGCTATACCGGCGACGTTCAGGTCGCGCTGATCTCGCCGTCCCGGCACCTCGACGGCATCACCATGACCGGTCCGGCCGCGACTGACATCGGCAAGCCCGGCAAGCGCAATCGCGGCATCTATCTCGAATGGTATCGCCTCTGCGGCCGGCCCTATGGCCTGACGGCCGCCCGCGTGGTCGAGCCACGCATTGCCGAAATGACGTTCATGCGCATGCTCAGCGCTGAAGGCATCCAGATCTATCAGGCCCGTCAGGTCGCCGAGACCGAAGGCGCCGTGGTCCGGGATGGCGGCGGCGGCATCACCTCCGTCACGATGACGGATGGATCGGTCTTCACCTCCAACTATTGGTTTGATGGCTCGATCTGCATGGACGTGCTGGCCCGTGCCGGCACCGAAGGGGTGCATTGGCGCATCGGATCGGAGGGCGAGGCCGAATATGGCGAGAGCTTGGCCGGCTTTGGCAAGTTCGGTATCGAGAAGACCGGCGTCGCGATCTCGACCCAGATCGGTGGCGTCAACCGGCCTCAGGTCAGCAACCCTCCAGCGCTAGCCGTTGGTGCCGCCTATGACGGCGTGCAGGCATTTGGTCCGCGCATGCAATATACGCGGCAACCTGGCATGTTCGTCGGCTGGGACAAGGCCAAGGTCAACGGCGTGTCGATCCTTGAAGGCTATGACCGTGAGCAGGTCGCGTTCCTCGCGAACATCTTTAGCAGGGACGGTGACATCGACAATGTCGGCATCGGCGGCGGCAAGTTCCAGGACAATGGCGACTATATCCTGACCGATGCCACCGGCCGGCCCCGGCATTGGGACTATGCCCGCCTGACATATGCCCAGCGCGACCAGTTCCACACTGACTGGAAGCTTTACGCCGCGCGGTGGAATTATTTCCGTGCGTTCGACCCTGCGTTTGCCGGCTCCATGCAGGACAGCATGTCTCGCCTCGTATTCAACGAGGATGGGTCTCCTGCGCTTGGCGAGGACGGCAACCAGCAGCGCGCCGCGACTTGCGGCCCGCCCAAGGACGAACATACCGACAACGACTATCTCCCGCGCCTGCCTTATCCGCGGGAGACCCGCCGGCCGATCGGCAATTATGTCGTCACCCAAATGGATCTTTCGATCACCGATCCGCTCGCGCCGCGCAATGTTTACAAGGCAACTGGCGTCCTGATCGGCGGTTACTCGATGGATACGCACCCGGATATGTATATCCGCACCGGGCCGAACAGCTTCACCATCAGCGGCACTCGCCCGCACGCAACGACCGGCGTCACGGTCTATGAGCAGGGATACAGCATCCCGTTTGAGGCACTGTACAATAGCGCGATACCGAACCTTATGTTCGGCTATCCCTCCTGCACGCACAGTGCGTGGGGATCGATCCGGATCGTCCTCAATCTTTGCCTGGCGGCGGAAGCAGCTGGGCGCGCGATGGCGCGGGCATTCGCCGCCGGTATCTCGATCACCGCAACCGACGTGCCCGCTCTCCGCACGAGGCTCACTTCGCTCGGCCTCTATGTCGACCCGCTACCGGTCGGCGTCGACCCGGAAGACCCAGAGGATCCGGAAGACCCAGACACGCCCGTTGACGGGGACGGTGAAGGTGACGGCGACGACGAGGCCGGGGGCTGATCTGCATGACCACTGAACCCCTCCACGATGTCCGCATGGAAGTCGCCAAGGCGCACGAGCTTATCCGCGTGGTGAAGCACGACCTGAACAACGACCGGCAGGCGCAAGTCAATTTCGAACGACACCTGGAGCGCATGGAAAAGAAGCAGGACAAGTTCGATGAGCGGATCGAGAAGCTGGAAGAGAAGCTGGCGGGCAAGATCGAGGAAAACCACAAGGTCATCAGCGAAAAGGTGGACGCGCTCAAGGACAGCCTAAACGCCGTCAATCTCAAGCAGGAGAAGAGCGTCGGCTTCTATGGCGGCGTCGCTGCGGTCTTCACGATCTCGGTCACCATCATCCTGTTCCTGGTGAAGCTGCTATTTGAGAGGGGGCATTGATGGGCATCAAGGATCGTCTGATTTCCGACTGGCGCAAGGCTTACAAGCTGTGGTCGGTGCGGCTCTCCGCGCTCGGCCTAGCCGCCATGACCACATGGCCCA